GATTACCCTGCATGAGAATACCTTCAAGAAAATACTGCTTCTCACCCGCTTCATTGGCTTCAGTAATAATCTGAATGTTTTCGTTAACTTCGCAGATGAGTTTCATTAGTATTGCGAGCCTCCGCTGATTGTAGTTGTCTTGTGCAACTTAAGAATAAGAGTGCCAGGACCAGAACCTACTTTTGTTATGACTACGTTAGAAGTGGCTTCAGCTGTTCCGTTGTCGATGAGACGTGAATCTGAAAGATCCATAACGTGCTGACCATCTGTAAGAAGTAGAACTGTGTTAGCTCCGCGCTGAACTTGCCAGTATGCGTTGTTACCAATTGACCATTCAGCAGAAATGATATTCAAGCGAGTGACTGTTTCACCAGCGGAGTTTGCACCAATCGTAGCTGTTGGATGATTCATCTTAATGAATCCAGGCGAGTTGAATTTAGCAACAACCCATCCGCCCTTGTTGTGCTTGTTTACAATACCTTCAGCAGCCATTACTCATCTCCCTGAAGGGTTTCGAAAACGAAGTCGAGAATTTTTTCGAATGACTCGATGCTTTCGTTAACCGCAGCCTTAAACACTGCTTGATTACCCGTATTCAGCTGTGAGTAAACTTCCATGAGACCATTGAATACGTCTTCATTGATTTCAATAACATCGCCGTTCATGAGTTCGATTTCGATAGAGTCATCGCCCGACTCTGAAATCACTGGAGCGTTAACGAAAACTGATTCAGCGAAAGATGGAGCTTGAACAGCAGATGGAGAAGTTTTCACAGGCTTCATGTCGCCTTGTGTTTTGTCAGCGCGAGTCAGTGGAGTTTTATTTCCCTTGAATCCAGACTTGTCTGCGAGCTTTGATGTGCCTTGCTGAATTGGAGCACGATCACCATTGTTTGGCTGATGATCAGTTTCCTTAGTATCACCACCAACTTTCTTTGCAGGATAGTCAGTTACTTCGCGCGTGTGTGCGTCAGCGAAATCTTGTTCACCCTGCGCGCGAGGACGCAGAGCTTTGGCTTCTGGATTCTCTTCGCTGGCGATAGCTTCACGCAGTTGTCTGAATGTCTTCATCGGTTTCAATCTCCTGCTCTGCTGAGAGCTCTTCTTCCTGCTGTTGCGGCGCAAACATAGTAGATGCGATTTCGATCTTTTTTAGCTCAAGTGCGTCTTCGATCTTAGCTCCAAGTGCGGCTCCAATGGCGTCGCGAAATCTTGCTGCGTCTTGCTCGGCGGCTGCTTGAATTGCTGTGTAAATCTGTTCCATAATAATTACTCCGTTGTGAATCTATTTATAAAAAAAATCATTTATTGTGCCTTGATAATTGAAAGGATTTCATCACGATGTGTTAGATACATGTAATAATGACAATACCAGGGCCACCAGCTCCGCCGGCACCTCCAGTAGTTCCACCACCCCCGCCACCACCTCCACATCCGACACCACCATTACCGCCACGTCCAGCTACACCGTTAATTCCACTAGATCCTGCTCCTCCAAGAGCGTAGAAAGGTTTAAAAGAAAACATGCCGTCTGCACCATTCGAAGAAGATCCTGCTGCATTAGCTAAAATACTAGGTCTACCAAAAAGGCTAGCAGTTCCAGGAGCGATTCCACCTCCAGCTCCAGTAGCGTTAGCAGCATCAACACAGCCTCCTCCTCCTCCACCAGTAATAAATAATGCTGAATGAGCACTCACGGTTGTGGCTGCGGTACTTGTGGTGGCACCAACAGTTCCATTTTGACCGACTATAAAAGAAAATATACCCATGCTTGCAAGTGGATGATTACTCGTTGCTCGCACTGGACCTCCTCCTCCAGCGCCTCCACCAGAAGATCCTGCGGTACCACCGCTACCAGCAGTTGCCACAACAATAGGAAAATTTGTACTTGGATCAAGGGTAACCATTGATCCTCTCTGTGACCCTCCAACATAAACATATAAAGTGTCAGGTAATAGGAAAGCAGGAAACAAAGCTGTAGTTATACCACCACTTCCTCCACCTCCTCCACCATTTCTAAGCGTGCCTGATGCACCAGATTGTCCAGCGCCTCCTGGTCCTCCCCCTCCTATGCTAAGGATGTATATAAACGAAATACCTGATGGTTTACTCCAGGCTTGAAATGAACTGACTGTATCATCATTGGCTCGAAAGATAAATGTTCTATCACTTTCTGGTTGATTTATAAATGAAAACATTATACAGACTCACTATACCAAGAAGGAATAGGAGGATTAATATCTTTACAACTATAAGTTACACCAGCATCTCCGTTAACAGGTAATTCAACTTCATTACCGTTTATATCAAACCATCTGGATACACAACCATTAATGTTTTCTTGATAGAGTTCGCCCTCATATCCTCTTGTAAATTCCATAAGAATTAATGCCATTAGTAATCTCCTCCATATGCAGATACTAAAAAAGTACCAGTTGAGTATGTGCCAATTGTCGCATACACTCTCCATGAAGGAGGAAGAACAATACCTCCTCTTGATAACGGTATCAAATAATCAGGGGTTGCAGCAACTTGAGTTGTTGTTATAATAGGAATTGAAAACTCAGAAACTAAAGTATTATTAGTTGTAGTAGCTAAAGCTGATCCGTTGTTTAACCAAACACGAAATACGGTTGCTACAGTAGATGTACCTGGTAGATACTTAACTCTCACTTCATTAACTATAGAACCGTTAGTTGCATCTGCAGTAAAAATAAGTCCCGCATTTGTTAGATCCGCTCCTGTTACTGCAGATGCTAATTGGGCGATACCTATCTTACCTATCCTACCAAAAATTGGTGTAGAATTCCCTGGCATGTTATAAACTCCTTAGAATGAAATAAATTTGAAAGCGTAATTTACGCCAAGATTTGTACCGCTGCTAAACGTAATAGTATCAGTAGTTGGATTTGCAGCTAAGGTAATACCAGAGCCAGCAACTAGTGTTAGTCTGTCTGTTGTTGAATCTGCTGATACTACGTTAGCACCTACAAGGATACCAGAGAATCCGTTAGCACCACCACCAGATACAGGCGACCAATATACGCCTGTTCCTGATGTTCTTAGATAGTGTCCAGATGTTCCTGTAGAACCGTTAGCAGTTAGTGTGCCTGTAATTACTGGATTGTTTTTAGTGAGATATGTTGAAACTGCGTTGGCAACTTGAAGATAAGCATTTGCGGCAACAACACCAACGTTGGTAACAACAGTATCATTTTGTGTTAGATTTTTAACAGTTGCAGTCGTAATTGATACAAGACCACTAGAACCACTCGATGCTCCAATTTCGAATACAGATGTGCCGTTAGAAGAATAGAGTTTCTGATCTTTATAGTTGATCGCAAGCTCACCAACGCTGAGCGAAGCTGTGTTTGGCTGTTTACCCGAAACGCCACTGCGTTTGATTTTAATCGTTGATGCCACACTCTACTCCTAGAAAGGAAAGGTGAGTGAAGCACTTGTCACTCACCTGTGCATATCAATTTAGTATGTTCCGCCGTCTATGATAGCGTCGAACTGCGCAAGAGTATATCCTGTTGCAGAGATGTTAACAGTTGTACCTGGTTCTGATTGAGAATCAGCGAACACCTTGAAGATACCATCCGTAGCATCGCGGAACACGCCAGCATACTTTGGTGTTGAACTTACAATATACTTGCTATAGAAACCAGTATCAACAACGTCAGCTGCGTTGTTAGAGGACAGCTTAATCAGCGAGTCATCAACGTTCAGAGTCGACGATGAGATATAAGTTACTGCACCTTCAACAGTCAGATCACCGTCGATGATTGTTGAACCACTGATTCGTGTGTTACCAGAAACTGCGAGATTTGTGCCAACGGTCAAACGACCTGTGTGATTGAAGAAACCAGATGTCGATGGGCTTGATTTTACCGCGTATAATGCAGCAGCGTTCGCAACTTGCAGATACTGCGTTGAAGGCGGAAGCGCATCCCAATATGCAGCTGTTCCAGTTGAACGAAGGAAGTATCCAGCAGAACCAAGTGAGTTGTTGGCCTTAAGACCTACGACGCTTGTGTTGCCTGAAACTTCAAGATTAGTGCTGATTGTCGCGCGTCCCGTATGCGCGAGCACGCCTGAAGTTGTTGGTGATACTTTCGTAGCATATAAGGTAGAAGCGTTGGCTACTTGCA